CCAACACCAAGACCTGACGGAACATTAGAAGTTGGTAATATGATGTTCGGAACTTATCTGAATGTAGATTACAGACAAAGTTCGCCTAAGTTTCTTTGTTACTATGTTAGTAAACCAAGTGAACACCTTAACATGAATGACAATATTGATTATAGATTTAGAGATGATGCGTTTGATTTGAGACGAGCTAGCGACAACCCACTTTTAGAAAATCTTAAAAACAAAAATGATTGGGATAAGTCTAACAAGATTATTGGATTTAATGTAGACCCTACAAGGGAGAACCAACAAATATTCAAATCATTCAGTGTGGCTCAAGATCCTGGTAAACCAACATCAGAATCTTTAGAAATGTTGAATCAAATGGCTAATTTAGGAAAGAACCGGAGATCTACAACACAAAATGTTTCATTATATAACTTATATAAAAATAGAAGTTATGCTTGTTCAGTAGATATGATGGGGTGTGCATTAATACAACCTATGATGTATTTCAATATTAGAAACATACCTATGTTTTCAGGACCATACATGATTACTAAAGTAACTCACACTATTAATGAAAGTGGATTTGAAACTAAATTTGATGGAACAAGACAACCATTCTATAGTTTACCTTCAGTTGAGAACTTCTTACAAACACTTAACGAAAAACTAGTTTCCCAACTTCAAACTAAGGTTAAAGAAAATGAACAAATAAGTAAGGCTAAATCCGAAAATGTTAAAATACAAGCTGAAAATACAATTGCCAATTTAAATTCTGAAGACAAACTTACTCAAAATCAAGATTGTGCCGCGCAGATTAATAATAGTTACGCAGGATTTGTAGGTGTTGATACACCTCAACAAACTACAGTATCAACTAAAGTATTAATGAGTACAATTGAAGAAGTCTTGAGTGAACAAGGATTATCACCAACTGGACTTACCTATCAAAATTTAATATCAATAATATTCACATTTGTATATGTTGATTCAGGAACTGAAAGTGGTTCGTCAGTAAGTGCATATGAAAATAATTATAGTACAATAAATCTAACCGAAGTTTACTCAGATAAGTTTTTTGAATATATAAATAGAAAATACTTCTGTGTATCGAGAGGTTCAAATCCAAACTTACCGATAGTTGTCTTTAGATCTTTAAAAGACTTTATAAAGTTTGTATACACTAGAGTTGGAAACATACCAAGATTTTTAAATAACGACCTTAATGACTTTTCACAATTTGGACAAGATGCAATTCCATTTGCGTTGGCAAAAGAATATGTTTTGTATTACCCTACTAATCAAAATGAAAATGTATATAAACAAATAGAGGCAGATCCTAACCAAATAACCAAACTTAGACAAGAATTTGTGAATGCATTCAATCAATCAATCGCAATTTTAAAACAATGATGATATTTATAAATAAAATAACTTATGAGCGTTAAATTAATATTGGATAACTACTTAGGAAAAAACACTAGAGTTTCTGAAAAAGATATGGGTGATGGTACAAAACAAGTTTGTGACTTAGACACCGGTGACTGTTATACAGTTAGAATGAAAGACGGATTGATTGAAAGAGTTGATAATACAATGAAAACTTTTAAAAAAATCCAAGTCGAAACCAATAAAGGGATAAAAACACTGTTAAACGGATAGAAATGAAAATTGACGAAAAAATATTAAATGAGATTGCAAGATATAGACAAATCAACAAATATATCTTAGAACAAGATGCACCACCTGTAGATCCAACAGTAGACCCTGCGGCAGCGGGAGCACCACCCGTAGATCCTACAGCAGACCCTGCTGCGGCGGGAGCACCACCTACTGATCCTGCGGCACCACCAGCACCAGCAGCACCGGCAGCGGGAGCACCTGTAGATGTTGCGACTGATCCTGATGTTGAAGAAGTTACACCTGAAGGTGAAGGAGGAGAAGGCGATGTTGAAGAATTGGACATTACAGATCTTGTAGATTCTCAAAAAACCATGGCAGATAAACAAGAAGAGTATTTTGAAAACTTGTTTAATCAAATTAAAACTATGGAAGATAAATTGGCTGAAATGGATAGTTTAGTTCAGAAAATCGATTTAGTTGATGCTAAACTTGAAAAGTACAGACCTAAAACGGCACAAGAAAAATTAGAACTTAGATCTTTAGATTCGGGTCCATTTAAACAAAACTTAGCTGATTTCTTTAAAGATAAAGAAGAAGACATGGAAAGAAGTGGGAAAAATGAATATGTTCTTACAAAAGATGATGTTGAAAATTACAGCGCATCTGAAATAGAACAATCATTCAATGAACCAATGGAAGACGAAGACGACATGATTTTAAATAGATATAATTCATAAGGTTTAAGGTCGAAATTATCGACCTTAAATTTTTTTCTGACACAATTTGACTATACCTTTTTTTACAACTATAATTTTTACACATAAACTCTAAATTTTTAATTACACATGGCGACAAATTCATTAGACGCAGTACTTGCACAGTACGAAAAATCACAAAGTAGTTCAAACACTACAAACAAAATGTCTTCAGAAGACCGAATGAAAAAATACTTTGCGGCTCTCTTGAAAGATAATGAAAAACAAGGACAGAGAAAAATTCGAATCCTACCTACAACCGACGGGTCCTCACCATTCAAAGAAGTATGGTTTCACGAAGTTCAAGTAGACGGTAAATGGCAAAAGTTTTATGACCCTTCCAAAAACGACAATGAGCGTTCACCTTTAAACGAGGTTTACGAAGAACTTATGTCAACAGGAAAAGAATCTGATAAACAATTAGCCACACAATACAGATCTCGTAAATTTTATATCGTTAAAGTTATCGATCGTGATAACGAACAAGATGGTGTTAAATTTTGGAGATTTAAACACAACTATAAACAAGAAGGAATCCTTGATAAAATCATTCCAATTTGGAAAGCTAAAGGAGACATCACTGACCCTGACAATGGTCGTGACTTGATTCTCGAGTTAACTAAAGCAAAAACACCTAAGGGTGCAACTTACACAGTTATCCAAACTGTTATGTATGATGATCCATCACCAATTTCAGATGACTCAAATGAAATGGCTGAGTGGGTTGGTGATGAGATGACTTGGGAAGATGTATACTCCAAAAAACCTGTCGAATACCTTGAAGCAATTGCAAGAGGAGAAACTCCAAAATGGGATTCTGAAAAAGGTGGTTATGTATATTCAAACGATGAAACCGCTGAAGTTTCTATGGGAGGATCAAAGTCAGTGTCGATTACTGAGGTTGAAGATCCACAAGCAAATGACGAAGTAGACGAAGAACTACCATTCTAAATTAATTCCAAAAAGTATAACGGGAGCAGTTTATTGTTCCCGTTTTTTTGTTTATATTTTTAAAAAAAACAAAAAAATATGAAATCAATGATCGCGGAAAAATTGAAGGATGCTTTAATAAAAAAATATGAGGCAGAAATTGCCGACGCCGAAGCAAGGCTCTATGTTTATTTTACAAATCCTGTTGGTATTGGAGAACATCCTCAACATACAGAAGAAATGGATCATTTAGTTGGACAACTAACTGACGCTAAAGACAAATTAGAAACAATTACAAATTTTAAAATCTACGAACTATAATGGCACTGAAAAAAAATGATTTTAGCTCCGTGAAGAAAAAGTTTTCTACATCGGCAAAATATAAACCACAAAGATTTTTTGATCTTGGTGCAGAGTTCCTTGATGCGGTTGGTTTACCTGGTCCTGCAATCGGACATCTTAATATGTTATTAGGACATTCAGATACAGGTAAAACAACAGCACTTGTTAAAACTGCTGTTGATGCTCAAAAGAAAGGGATTCTTCCCGTGTTCATTATTACAGAACAAAAATGGTCTTTTGAACATGCAAAAATTATGGGTTTTGAATGTGAGGAAGTAGTTGACACAGAAACAGGAGAAGTTGATTGGGATGGATTCTATATCTTTAATAATGACTTCGACTACATCGAACAAATTACAGATTACATCAATGACTTACTTGATGCTCAAGAAAAAGGAGAGTTAGATTATTCTTTATGTTTCTTGTGGGATTCAGTTGGTTCAGTTCCTTGTAAAATGACTTATGAGGGTAAAGGAGGTAAACAACACAATGCAAGTGTTTTGGCCGACAAAATTGGTATGGGTATCAACCAAAGAATTTCAGGATCTCGTAAGGCAGATTCTAAATTCGAAAATACCTTAATCATTGTTAATCAACCTTGGGTAGAATTACCTGACAATCCATTTGGTCAACCTAAGATCAAGGCAAAAGGTGGTGAGGCGATTTGGTTAAACTCTTCTTTGGTATTCTTATTTGGTAATCAAAAAGGTGCGGGTACAACAAAGATCACGGCAACAAAAGATAAGAGAACTGTTAAGTTCGCTTCAAGAACAAAAGTGTCGGTTATGAAAAACCACATCAATGGTCTTGGTTTTGAAGACGGAAGAATTATTGTTACTCCACACGGATTCTTGCCAGGTAAAGATACGACAGAAGAAAAGGCATCAATAGAGAAGTATAAGAAAGAGTATGCTGACTATTGGAAAGACATAATTGGAGTTGATGGTGACTTTGATTTGAAAACAGAAAAATAAGA